CATCTCAACCGTAAAATCACCCTCTTCAAATTTTAATTGATCTGGCACAGTAGCGCTTTCTACAAAATCTGCAGTAGCAACTTCTAAACTTGATTTTCCAAAGTTTTTAATTCTACTGTTTAAGTGTGCATCGTTATTAAAAATTAAATCTAATTCGTCTGTATCTTGGACATTTGGCATACCAATAGTGGTTGGGTCTTCCAGAGTTTGGTGTTCTATGCCATCAAACTCTGTGACCTCAAACACGTTACTAAGAGGTAGTCTATTTACGAAAACACTAGTTTCTCCACCATCAAAAACCTCAGTGTAATTATTTGCTAACACTTGTTGTCCAATATAATGTTCTACAACACCTGTAGCATAATTAATTATGTTGGCTAAAGTTCCATCATGTGTGTCACTGTTAATACTTAAATAGCTTTTTACCTGGGCTAGGTTTACATAAGGATACCTGCCCAATCCCTCTTCGTGTCTGTCCATTTTTTAGTCATCCTTTTTTATAGAGCTTGTTTTAGGTTTTGAACTTTTAAACATGCTTTTAGGAGCTGCTTTTGGCTTTGCAGATTGACCTCTAAGTCTTGAAGGAGGTCTGGTTCCTCTTTTAGGAGCCACTCTTTTTGGTCTAGCCGCTCTTCTTTCAGCAGCTAACTTTCCTCTTTCAGCTTTGTTTATTAAGGCTTGTTCTCTTATGGCAGCAGCTTCTTTTGCTTCAGCCTCAGCTTTGGCTTTAGCTTTTGCAGCTTCTGCATTTTCGATAGCTAACATTTGCTCATCTGCTTTTGCTTTAGCAACTTTGTCGTCAGCCTCTTTCCATAAGATTTCTTGCTCATCTATGTGACCTTGAGATAATCCACTTTTCATAAGATACTTTTCAGCGTCTCCCCAAGTTGACATAGTTTTTATGTTTTCATTTAGTACAGCCATTTTTCTTCCCTTCAAATAAAAATGGGGGAGGTTACCCACCTCCCCCTAAGATATAGTAATATAGCTTAGTATAGCTTAACTATTAACCTGCGTCAACTACTACTGCGTAAGAATACTTAGTTGAATCTAATGCAGCATTGGAGTTTGTAGTTAATGCTTTGAAATCAAAACGTGTACTCATGTACATTGCAGTGACCTGCTGTCTTGGTTCGTACTCGCTCTCGATCTCCATAGCTCTTCTCTCTGCGATTAAGAAGCCTGGCTTATACATTAATAGTCCAATGTGATTACCTGTTGATCCTACATTATCTAAGAACTCAGTAATTTGTATTGGAATACCGTATACTGCACCAACAGAACCTGTTAGGTATGTTGCATTCGGTCCAAACTTATCAACTGTTCTGAAGTCAGAGGTTTGTACTAAGTTATTATAACCTTCAATTGTGGTTAAGAATACTAATTGGTCTCCCAATTGTAATCCGTACTTACCTAGTGAAGTTCTAGCTGCAGCAATGTCAGTTGGATCTACTTTATCATTTCCGCTACCTGTGGCAACTGATAATGATGCGTCTGATGCAAGGTTTGTTAAACCTTCAATGACTGAAGCAAAACCTGTACCTGCTGTAATAGCATTTGTTGGGCTTGCTGTAAATCCTGATAACGCGCCTGTTCCTCTTAAAATTGACTTATCAATCGCTCTTGCTAAACGTCTTGTAGCCGCTGCTCTTAAAAAGTCTAATAAAGGAAGCACTGTATCTTCTTCTTCATCTTTTGCTAAGTGAGTTGTAGCCATAAATTTATGTGGTGTAAATGTTACAGCTGAGATTGTATTTTGATTTGTTGTAGGTACGTTTGTCGCATCTGCGATACCTGTTGCAAATGTACCAGACTTAAACTGTGCTACATCTCCATCAGTATCTTCATCAGCTACTGGTACTCTAAAGTTTCTAGCATCCACCGCGATTCTTTCAAACATTGGAGCAATTACTAATTGCTGTTCCATTTCTGTGTAAATGTTTGATGAAAAGTTAGATAAAAATTGATCAACAGATGTGATCGCTTTCATTCTGCTAGCATACTTTGTGTCGTATACATCACGCTTATTTAAGCATTTTGCTAATAAATATGCGTTTGCCATTTCTTTTTCAGAGAACTGAGAATTATTTCTTGTGCTCTCTTGATATAACATTTTGGACTGTTGTAAAGACTTGATTTGATCTTTAAAAGATGAGATCTGTGCCTTTAATTCATCAACTTGTCCTGTCTCAATAGGTGTGTAGTCAGACTGCTTTTTGTCTTGAGCATCTGCTTCCTTCATTATTGCTTCACCAGTTTTCTCGACTAGTTTAGCAACTTCTGGTTCTGACACACTAACTTGTGCTGGAGCCTCTTGCTTTTCAGCTGGTGCTTCAACAGTTTTTACCTCAAGACCTGCATCTTGTGCAGCTGCCTTAAGATCTATAGGAGTGTCTACTTCCTGATTTGCCATTTTGCTTTCCTCCTCGTCGGAATTTTTGTGAAGCTCTGAGGTCGCACTCATTTTTTCTTCACTAATTGGGTTTTCAATGTTTTTTGCCTCAACATTAAGAGTATTATCACAACTATTTCCTTTAGCGTCAACCTCTAAAAATTTAAAAGTTGGCGATTGGTCTGTTGCAATTTTAACAACCTTGTAGGTCTTGTTTTGAAATTCAACAAAAGTACCATTTTTAAGATTATCGACATTTTCAGATAAAAGATTAACAAAAGGAATTTCCTCGTTAGGGTCTCTGACCTCTAACTCTTCCTCATCATCATCTTTTTCTTCTGATTCTTTTTGTGAATCCTCTGTAGTAACTTTAATATCAAGCTCCTCTTCAGACTCAGTCTTGCCCTCTGAAACCATTTGCTCAGTTGGACTTAAAGGTCTTTCACTCACAGTTGCATTTTCATCTTCTGCATCCATGTCATTGTGAACTGCTACAGCCGCCATAGATATTTCATGGTTGTGTCCCTCTGCATCTTTAATTATACCATTCTCAATCATGTGAACATGATTTTGCATGTGTGATGCATAAGTGGTTACACCATTTCCATCAGCGTCCATTTCCACTGTGTGATAATGACCTTCTTTCATGTCAGTAATACCAGCTTTAATGTGTGCTTTTGTTTCTTCTTTGTCTGTAAACTGTTCTAAGAAATTTTTACGTTCCTGATCGTTGTCAAAACTCTTTGAAATGCTAAATAATGAATCTTGATTACAAGGTACACTAACAACACTAATTTCTAATAGTTCGACATCAGTGATTGTCATTGTATCGTCATCTCGATCGTAGTTACCATCTTTTACTTTGAATCCGACACTGAAACTTTTTAACGCGCCATCTTTGATAAGGGTTTGCACTCCATGGGTTTTTTCAGCTGCTTCACTAACGGAAGCCTCAACAAAAATACCTTTTTTATCAACTTGAATTTTGCTCACCTTACCGATGGGACAATCGTGTTTATGTTGATAAAGAAGTACAGGGTTGCGTCTAAAGTTGTCTACTCCCTTAGCCCATGCTTGAGCGGTGATAACATCACCAGCACGATCTTTAGCAGTAGTGTTCGCATAACCAGCAATTTTAATTGACTTAGTCTTTTTATTAAATGACTTAGCTTCTAAAACGCTGTTTAAATAAAACTTTTTATCGCTCATCTGCTGTTTCCTCTTCATTTGAAATTTCAGACTCTTCAGGAGGTCTGCCCCCTTGAGTAGCGTCTGTTGCGCTACCTGTAATGTTCTGTGGTACTCTAATACCATCTTGATCATTTATCTTTGGTAATCTTAAACCTTTTCTAGCTTCGTTTGGTGTCATAATACCTGTGTTCACCAATTGTGCATAATATGTAGCTTCTGTTCTCATTTCTGGTCTTAGAGCAGGGATGCTCATCTTATCAGCTGAGATTTTAATACCCCCATTAAAGAAATGTTTAAAAGCACTACAAAACTGATTTAAGATAGGTAAAACTGTATGTTGATAAAATAACTTTTGATTTGCATCTATATTAGCATTATTACCAGACTTTAATAAAACGTAAGGAACTCCAATCGCTTTAGCTATATCTTGTTGTATTCTTTCAACGCTGTTTTCAAAATCTAACTCATCAAATTTAACATTAGAGAATTGATCAATCTTTAATCCTCCATCAAGTATAGCAGGATTTCTGGCGTTGTCAAAAATAGTTGTGTATGAATTTCTCCAGCTCTCTAAAAGACGTTCTTTTACTCTTTTACTTAAAATACTATCTGTTGTCAATACAAATCCAGGAACGGCGTTGTTCTTAAAAAACTGTCTTTGAAAATTTATTAAATAAAAATAAACCTCTAACAATCTTTTTATAGGTTTTAACTTACTAGTGCCTCTAAAAATA